AAAAGCTACTGGCAGATTATATAAAAGTATTAAGCCGAAAAAAAATGCTTTAGAAATATATCAATATGGTAAGTGGCACAATGATGGAATACCAGAAATTTCAGATAAACATAGAAGGTTTATTAATACTCGAAATCAAGATTATTTTAAATCTAAAAAGAAACGAAAAGAAGTTTTTATAGAAGAGTTAAGAAAAAACTTGCGTAAAACTAAAGGATAGTATTATCTTATGGCAAAGAAGGAACAATTAGATGGATGGGATAGACGATTATTTACTGCGATTGCTAGTAGATTATCTTACGACACACGAATCTTCTCTGAGAGACTTAGACAAGAAATTGACAGACTTAGAAAAGCTGGTGTTGGAGAGCAACAAATTATTACAATCCTCACTCAAGACTTTAACAACCACGGAAGAATTTTTGGCGAACTCAGAAACTCTATTAAACGAGGAGTTATTGGGGGAATTAATCAAGCGTTTCGGAGGTTTGGAGATATGGGGGGAAGCCTAAAATGGGTAGCAATTTCACATAACCTTTGCCCTGATTGTAAGAAAAGAGCTGGAGAAGTAGATACATGGGAAGGTTGGGAAGCTAGAGGTATGCCAGCTAGTGGATGGAGTATCTGTAAAGAGTATTGCTACTGCCAATTAATTCCAGTACGTTTTGATGTCGAAGATGTAATTAAACTATGAAGAAATTTAGTGTAGTAAACTGTATTTGCCTACATTGTAAATGGATTTGGTCAGTTTTATCTACAGATATAGACAAAGATCAAGAATGTCCAGAATGTAAGTCTTATGACGTTAGGACATTTCTTAAAAAAACTAATTCTTAATATTAAGCGCCTTTTCCCTATTTATTACTTTTTGTTGCCAATCTTCTCTCTGAGTTTTGGTTTGTCTCCCTTGTGAGGGTCTACTTACTCCAACTCGTTCTGCTCTTATCCTCCATTGCCTAGCCTCTCTACGTTTTTCATTCTTATTTAAGACTTTCTTTAGCTGTCTTTTTTCTTCTATCTGTGTCATCTTTTTAGGAGCTTTTACAACTTCTGGTCTTTTAGGCAATACTTCTATGGTATCTTCAAAGTCAGCATCCAATACTTCAACTTCTTGAATATCTGCCACTTCAGATGTGAGGAATTTTTCAAATGGACTTTTATGGTTGGCAACTTCTACTCTTTTAATCAGTTTTCCTGAGTGTTCTAAAATCAATCTACCAGCTTGGACATTCCCAGCCTCTGCTTCTCGTAGCATAGCATTAAGAACATTGGGCAGTTTAGAGCCAAAGGTGACCATATACTTCTGATAAAAGACTTCTACAAACTCAGGGTCTTTAAGCCAGTTGTGAACTGTGGCTTTTGTGACTCCAGCTTTGTCAGCTACGTCTTGAATACGAGCTTCTGGTTGAGATACAAGCATATCTACGACTAATGCTTTTTCAGGTTTCCATTTACTAGGCAGATTAACACTCATTTGGTATATTCCTTGTGGTTATGGTATATTATACAAAACTTTATGGACTTTATACAAGACACTTTTTAAAAATAAAGCACCTAAATCCTAATAAGGCACTTCTACTACTATAAGAGAGACAAGAATAAAACGGAGTTTTATAAAGGATTTTGTTTTTAAAATTCTTTTCTAAAAATGGGATGAGGACTTTGTTTTCACGCATTTTGAGGGGAATAAGGGTTGCCACAACGCTCAAAACGCTCATCCACTCCTACCCCCTAAACGCTCATAACGCTCAAATTAAAAAAAAGTGCGAATCTAACACATTAAAGATATACAAGTCAAGGAAAATAATAATTTATTTTGTTCTTGCTTATATGGGTGAGTTTGTTGTATGGATAAAATAAAGTCAATTAGTAAAATTACCTCATACAAATAAATATCCAATTATCCTAATACTATTTTTTTGTCAAGGATTATTTTAATCTTTTTTCCACCCTCGACAAAATCCCAAAACACCACCAAAACAACGATAAAAAAAGTTTTTAATGTTAGTTATTGATTACGTACTAATCTCTTTACCAGCGTTGAATTAGCTACCCTAGAATTAATTTAGGTTTACTCTTGTCTTAGTATCATTTTACAAGTTTAATTTATTGGATTTAGGGCGAAATTGTAACAAATCATAAAAAAAATTGTTTCCTATATATAAGGAGTAAAAAGTTAAGTAGTTAACTTCTTTACAATATTTAAAAAAATCTTGTTGCATATATGAAAAATATCTTTTAGGTTGTCCTATGTTAAATAATACAATAAATAAAGAGGTGTTCAAAATGAGTAAACAAGTAACTAAAAAAGTAAACGAAACTGAGAGACTAGAAAAAGCCATTGATAATGGAATTAAATTAATGAAAGCAGATAAGAGTCTTACTGATTTAATTAAAAGTGAGATTTTAAAAGCTGATGAATTCGGAGTCTCTGAGTTAACTAAAGTATTAGATAAGAAATTAAATGGTGCTGATTTAAATAAGGTCAAAGAGGTTAAGAAATTTATTAAAACTAAATTGCAAACTTTGGTTAAATGTAAGCCAACTCAGAAAGGTTTATTATCTAAAGAGGAATTAAAAGAATATCAAATTACAATTAAAAAAGTAAATTTGAAAATGTTGGAAAGTTCCGATATTGTACAAAACTTTACAGAGAAAGACTTAGGTTCTGTTAGGGTTGTTAAAATGCTTAAAAAAATAACTGAACCTAAAACATTACAAGAGGATATTCAAAAGCTAGTTGAGAAACATAATGCAGATTATACAATGGAAGAGATAAAAGCAGAGTTTAATAAGTTATTTAACTAAAATACTTACTGAGGATGGAGGGTGTTGAGGTTGCACCCTCCGAAACGGAAACGTCTAAGGATCAACCAAAAAAAATCAAGGTTTAGAAATGGAATACGAATTAAGACTAAAAGAAATAAAAGAAAAAAGCATTAATGACAGAAATTATTGTACTGTTATGGCTTCAGCGATTGCATTTAATACTTCCTTTGAATATATGCAAGATTTATATTTTGATTTAGGGCGTAGAAGGTTTCGAGGTTGTTATTTTTCAGAGATCATTGAAGGATTAGCAGAGAAATTTAATTGTAATCTAAAAATTTATAGAAAATTTTTTGATTCTGATGGTTGGCATTGGTTTAATAAAGACAACCCCAAAGATAAATTAAAAGTGCCTAAATTAACCCCAAACAACGCCCCGAAATACTTAACCAAAGGTAACTATATTTTGAGCGTTCGTGGTCATGTTTTGAGCCTTAAAAATGGCATTGTAGAAGATTGGACAAGAGGTAAAAAACACCAAATTAATACAATTTACAAGATTCAAGATAAAAACTTTATTGAGCCTAGTAAATTAGACAGTTTTTTAAATGATTTTGATGATGAAGATTTTGAGTTTTAAAAAAAGTTAAGTACTTAACTTTATTAATTAATAACAAAAAAAAAGAGGATAAAAATGAGTAATATAATAGAAGATATAATATACGAGAAATTAACAGAAAACACAGGAAAGCACTTTTTAGATAGTGGAGGAACTAACAATCGACACTGGCAGAGAAACCAAGAAAAAACCTTGCAAGATTTTATAAATGAACCAGAGCAGAAATTTGAGGTTTATTTCAATAAAAATAAAGTTGCTGAACTAATAAGAACTGTATCTGTATTTCATTTTCTTGCTGGTAATGGATCGCAACTTGAATTAGATGATATATGTAACCAATTTAATGCTTATAATACATTAGAGGAAAATTATGCTGATTGCGAAATTAACGGTACAAAAATTTCTGCATGGGATTATTTAAATGATTATGATTTAAATATTATTGGTTCATGGAATACATACAACGGTGAAAGCGACCTTTCGCAAGTTTTACAAGGTGCAAATTTAGAGATTAATGATGAACAATATATTTTAATTCAAATTCATGGGGGTGCTGATGTTCGTGGGGGTTATACTGATGCTTTATTATTTAAATGTAGTGAAGGTATTATAAACGAATATTTATTTGAGTATATGGATTCTTATGAGTTGGATCAAGAATTGGAATATATAGATATAATGTATGATTATTTTGATAATAACAAAGTATTTCAAGGCGAGAGATTAGAGAAAATTAAAAATCAATTATCTGAATAATATTAAAAATAGTTTGCTAGTGTCTATTTATAAAAACTAGCAAAAATTTTAATAAAAAAAGAGAGGTATAAAATGAGTTATAGAAAAAAAAGAGGTCATAAAAACTTAAATGAATCTTTAAAAGAAAGTATATTAAACAATATAGATTCTTTTGAAGGGGTAAACTCTAGCGATCCAATTTTAAAAGATATGATGATTAAAAAATGGATTGATACTTTAAAAATAGAAATTTATAAAAAAACATCTAAAGCATTAAAAGATTCTAAAAAGCATAATAAATATTATAAAAGAGAAATAAAATTTTTAAAAAATAATAAAATAGAGGTTAAAAAATGAAAAATAAAATCCGATTTCAAAAAGGTATATATTTTAAATTAGATAAAAAAACTAAATTTAATATTACTATTGATCCATTAATTACAATAATTAGGTATAAAAAACATAGAAGATCATATATAGACATTAAACCTATTACTTTTAGTTTAGGCAGAAGTAATTATTATTTATGGTTTGAATTTAGAATATTTAAGATAGGATTAGATATTTCTTATAATATCGGAGATTTATTTATAATTGGTAATATTTTAAATCCTAATGATAATTGTTTTTATAAAACGAATTTTATAAAACATAAAATTTTTAAACATAAATTATTAACAATAATAAAAAAGGGGTTAAAAAATGACAAATAAAATAGAAATACAAGATAATACTCAATTTTTTAAAGATATGAAAAAATCAATGCGAGTCAATGAGGGTGTTATAAGTAAGGCTCATTATAATTTGATCCTTACAAGGCGAGATTTACGGCTACATTTACAAGGTATAAAACCCCATAAGGAATTTACTTTGAGAGATGTTAAAGAATATTTTGGAATTAAAGGTGATGCCAAAAAATTATTAGATACTATTATATTATTAATTCAAATTTTTAAGGGGGAGAAATGAAATTTATAAAATTACTAGAACTTTATATTTATATTAGTTTTATTATTTTAATTATCAGATTTATATTGAGTTAAAATACTTCTTGACTATTATAATATTAAGTTATAATTTACCTTTAATTAAATCAGCTAACTATAAAAAAGTTAAGCACTTAACAAAAACGGAGAACACAAAATGAGGAAAGACACTTACGAAGCAGAGCCAAATACTTTTAACTATGTCAAGTTATACGATGGAACAGTTTTAGAAATTTGGACATCAAAAATGGGAACAACTGTAACTTTTAACAATCATGAAAAAAATTATGAGCATGAGTACGATAAACCTGAAAAGAAAAAACCAGTTTTTGAGCAACTTACTCATAAATATGAGACATTCAAAGCAGACACTTCAAAATTAACAGCTAATAATATTACTTTTCATTATGTGGATTTTATTGATAAGGAGGAAAAATAATGAAACAATATTTTAGAATAGATTATACAGATTTACAATGGTATAATCTTATGAAGAGATTTAAAGAAAAACTTCCGAATAAATACTGTGATTGTTTTGATATGTTCGGAGAAATTGCAATCGAATATTGTCATATTTTTAATGTTGATGTATATATAAAAAGAGAGGTAAAATAATGGAACAGTTTATAAATGATTGGTATGTATTACATTATATTTTTAATCCTTATATATTGGTAAATTTTAGTTGGATGTTTATTATATATCAGGTCGCAAAAATAATTGCCAATGCAATTAAGGAGGTTAAATGATTAATATTATAATTACTGTGTTTATGGGGTTATTATTTGTATTGCCGTTAGTTTATGCAATCGAATGTAAAATACATCTAAACATAGAAAGAGATAAATGCGATTATTGGAGACAAAAATCTATGGAATTAAATCATAAAAATTCTCAAAAAAGATTTGAGCCACAAGAAGAAAAATTCTGGATAATAAAATAATGGTAATGATCTTAATATTATTTATTATGTTTATATTTTTAATGTTTATAATTAAAGGAGAAAAAAAATGAATGAAGATTGGTGTATAAAAACAGCCACTAGTATTGCAGAGTCATTTGACTTAACAACAGAAGTGAAATTCAAACATGATTTAATAGATCAAGGTATCTATAGCGTTGATGAAAATACTATATATCTCAATGATAATATTATAAATACTGTTAGTGAAATAGAATTTTTTAAAATTGTATTACATGAAATTAATCACGCTATGTATTGTAGAGATATGGGTGCAGATGCTTTTAAAAATGATTATGAATTAGAAATGGAGAGGTGCATTATTGCAGACCTTGAACCTTATTTTGACAATTACTATGAGAGAAAAGCAGAGGAATTTGCAGAAGAACATTATGAAAATTGTCATAATGTATGGAGTTATAAATGAGAGCATACGCTTCAAGACATCAAACAGATGGACAAGTGGCAGATAAAACTATTAAGTATTGTAAAAGTTGTAATCAATGCTATGAACTAAAACATATTAGACGTAGGATCAATAGCATACCTACTCTTATAAAAGGTTATTTTTATTATAAAGGTTTTCCTACACTTGGAAAAGAAAAAAAAGAATGTGCGAGGTGCAAGGGTAATCCAATGCAATTACTAGATTATAAAGGATTTGTATTTCATCACATTGTAAAAGATATAAACAACTTACCAATTAACAAATACTACGGAGAAAACAGAGATGAAAAATAACTATTATAAAGCAGATAAATACGTTGCACAAGATTGTGACTCATTATATCATGCAGTAAAAAAAGCAGTTCAAGATTGGAGAGATTCACTACCTGAAAAAGATGTGCAAGAAGCAACACAACATTGTATTCCGATTGTTTTTACTCAAATGTTAGCAGATCATTTTGATTGGCATTTTTACAGAGGTAGAAAAAAAGATATTGAGATGTTTACTAAATACGTTAAAAGTGTATTTGTTGACACTTGTTCTGAGAATCAAGAGATCGAGGCTCAAGCATGAAACAGTTTATAAAAGAAGGTACACTAACTAAATATGAAAAAGAGTCAGGTAAACTTAGAATGTCAGGAGGTTGCTGGACAATCAACATGAACAAAGTAAATCTTGAATCATTGAAAGATATTGTTTATATTACTGAGCGTTATAAGTACGAGATTCCAAAAAAATGGGCAGTAAAGAATGGTTGGATTAAGGAGTTTCGAGGAGAGACTAAATTAATTGTGCCTATAAAATACTGGGTTAAAAATGCCTTACCCATTTAAGAAAAAGATAAAGAGGAGCAAGTCAGATGTTAAGACTAAACCGAGAAAAAAACAGCCTTGCAACAAAAGTTAAAAAGAACTGTGCTAATTATAATACTGGTTATAAATGTTCGGGTGTTATGATTAACAGAAAGTTAAACCAGCGTATTGATTCAAGTTATATAAAAAAGACTTGTAAGATCAAGCGTGGCAAGGAATGTGAGTATTATAATAAATTAGTAAGACCTATTGCAGATTTATAATTTATGTAGTATATTCACGAGGTTACTTTTATTACAAGTGGATCGAGAGAGGGGTAGTTTCCTTTATTTTCTATTATTCATTTACTACCCCTACCACTTTTAACCTAACAAAATGAGGAGTTTGTTATGGAGTTTGGACAATATGGGTTTATTCCATCAGATTTAAGACATCACAAAGAGATAAAACCTAACTCAAAATTATTATATTCCGAGATTAGTGCCACTATGCAAAATGGTGTTTGTATAAAAAACAATGCCTATTTCAGCAGAGTTTTAAATATTCATAAAAGCACAATTACTAATTGTTTAGCAGAGTTAAGAGAGAATTATTTTATAGCTATTACTATTGAGAATGAAAAAAATACACAGAAATTTCTCAAGAGATATATATATCTTACCCCTACTGGATTCCAAGCAGAGGGTAATGAGATTTCTCTTACACCCCCTAAGTGGTATTTCAATGGGGTAGGTGGCTCTA